CTGCACCAACGTTGTGACTCAGTCCACCTCCATAACGATAGGTTACAGACACGGTTGAGTTCGGAGCTACGACGCCAAGAGTTGTTGTCTGAAGTAAGTTACCTGGATTAAGTGTAAATCTTGAGAACGTTCTTTTACCATACAGTGGCAAGGCAAAATCACTTGGATCTGGAATGATGTCATCCGTAAGACTCTGTGCACTTCCACCTCCAAAGGTGAGAGTGTTTAGCCTGGTATCAATAGCCGTCTCTGAGATGAAGCGATATGGAGCAGGAATCAGCATCATGTTTTCCTTGACCAAGTCGTTGTCTTCGTTACGATTCAACATTGTCTGGAATACCGTGTCTTGAGTAAGGTATTCCACTTGGTAATACTTGTTGCCAAGACTGTCGTTCACAGCAATGATATCGGTAACGTTTTCTTTTGAGAGAGTGAATCTTAGAAACGCTGAAAAAGATCCAACTGTAAAATTCTCTGTAGTCCTGAATCCAGAAAGGCACACTTCTGTTCTTGACAAGAAGAAAGCACTTACATTATTGTTAGCATCACGCTTTGAGATCTGTTGTACAGCTATGAGATTGCCGTCTCTGTCTGTGTCGGTGTAGTCAATGTCTTCGGTTAACTCAAACTGAATACCATTCTGTGCCGTGCAGAAGGTGCTAGCGTAGATGATAGGCAGAGCATTAGGATCTGGAATCGGAGGGTTACTTCCAGGAGACACAGGCACTTCTACGATAAATGTAATATTGCAAACAGCAGGACTTGCTCCAACGATTGGAACTCCAGCATCACGAACCAACTTCTCAATATTTCTAGACTCAGTTGCTGTCTCTGGAGAGAGTTCATGAAACTGATGATCTAGGTAGAAACTCTGAACGTCTCCAACGTAAGCTGCGAGCTCAAGGAGCAAACCTCCCAAGCTAGCTTCGCTGAAGTCTTTGATTCTATCAGGATAGTGCACACGGGCATATTCAAACAGGTCGGCTTTGAAACCATCAAAGTCCTTGTTGAGAAACTTCCTCTGTTTAATTACCTTGAGGAGTTGGCGTCTGCTATCAATTGTCATCGGTTAACCATCCACTCCTACTAAATAACGAACAACAAGAGTTCCAATCCCTTTTCAATCACATTCAGAGCAGGAACACTGTAAACAAGAAACAAAACAATGCGTCCCGTGAAGGTTGTGTTTTGAAATTCTGGTTTAGAATCAAATCCCACCAAGGTGATAAAGGGCATGTACTTGCCAACAGCTGTGTTGATACGAAGCATCGCTTCGGCATCAAAGTCTTCCTTGGAACTAAACTCTGCCACTAAGGGTTGCAAGTCAGCACCAACATCAAACTTGATGAGCCTACCTCCGTGATTGGTCAGAAGCAGGTTACGAAGATTATCATGGACTACATCTTGGATGTTGGTATACATAGCGAAAAGTCCATCGCTGTTGTTTCCAAATTCAACTGGTGTCTTGATACCAACAGGAAGAATGCTTCCAGGTGTTGTCAAAACATTCTGAACTTGGAATTCCTTGATACCAACGTTCTTGAAACTGATAAGAGTCATCGTAATGAGTAAGTATCAGTTTCTTAGATACCGAGATTGGACTTGATGGCATCCACATCAGTTTGTAGCTGGGCAAGCTGGGACGAGATACGTTCGTCAATGATCTGGTTTGCCAACTGCACAATCAGGATTTGCATATATGGAAACAGGGCTTTTGATAACTGATCAGCTGTCTTTGCCGCATATGCTGCAATTTGCTCCGGCAATGGATCAGGAATTGGAGGTGGAGCTCCTGGAGGTGGTGGTGGTGGTGGTGGAATGAACTGCATGATATTCTGCTCAGCTGGAAGCAAAATATTCTTGAGGTCAAGCATTGTCAACGACGTTGGAGTCGGAGCTGGAATGATGGTTGTCAATGCAGCTGGCGGTAATGGAATTGGCCCATCTGGCGGATTTGCAACAGGTGGGGGAGGTGGAAATGGCATATTAGTTATCCTTGATTATCTTTCTTCATGAATACATTCTTGGATCTAGTATCGGCAACCTTCATGTCATCACTCTCAGTACTCTTGAGTGGTTTGATTTTGGTATCTCTGAAAGTATTCAAATTTGAGCTACCCAAGCTAGATTTTACCTTAACACCAATCAAACCAGGAATCGGCGAGAATGGTCCAGCAGCATTGGGAGCTGAAATACCATCTGAGATACCCTTAAATTGGTCGGCTGTTTTGCCAGCTAATTGATACATCATATCAACTATCAAGTTGAGTGTTATTTTTAATTTTGAGTAAAGCACTACAGGGTCTGCATCGCCTTCAGTGTCACTCTTACAACCCAACAAGATTCTGCCATCGTCAGCATCATTGAAGTTGATGTAAACCTTCTTACCATGAAGCATCACTCTACCGTCTTTAGCCATCACAAGCATAGCAAAGTCCTTGGGGTCATCTGCAACCTTGCCTTCCTTGATGATACGAATGTCACCTGAAGCATCTGGTCCATTGTCTTCATCTTTACCTTTGGCAATGATTCTTACATGTTCAGACTTAATAACAGCAAATGGTTGCCCAGCATTCTCTCCAGCTGGAAGGTCTTCTATCTTATCTCCATACTTGGCATCTGTGTTGGTAAAGATTCCGTCAGCATTATCATTGTCATTTCCAAAGTTAATCCCAAAGTTCTCATCTCCCTTGGTCTTCATAGAAATGTAAACTCTTGAGAGATCTCGTTTGAAGTCCGGATCTCCTTCAGTTGGGTTATTAGGCTTACCCTGTTTCTTAAAAGGTACCTTGTCAACCTCTTGCTTAGATCTTGTATTCGCTATAACCCTTGCAGCGGTCGGGTTATGATTACCTGCCGTTGGGTCATCATCTGGCCCTGGTGGCTTTCTTGGGGCTCCTAGACCGGCTACGAGGTCAATTGTACCAGCTTTAGCAAGCACGTCTTTGCCTTCGCTGCCTGTTACTGGAACTAGTGGACCTGTGCGATCTCTTCCAATGATAATCGCTGCGTTGTTTGAGCCAAACAGAGCGAAGTCACCTGGACGTTTACGTTGTCTTGGAACGGCTTCAAATTGACTGATAATGGAAGCTGTTGCATTTGTAACAATATCTTCAAATGGATTCGTTGTACTGTCAGTTGCTGGTTTTAGAGAATATGATTCAGGTGTTCCAGCTCCATTTGGAAAGTTAGGAGCACTACCCGTAAGAGCACTTCTTTGAGAAGATGTTAAGTTACGAAGGTTGTTCGTTGGGTCATAGAGACGATCATAGTGGGTGTAGTTCACGTCTTCTATCTGTCTCGCAGCTGGTGCTCTAGTCATCCAGTAACCAAGAATGTTACCCGACTGAGAGAAGTCTTCATAGATAATAAAAACCTGTTCTCCTGGCTTTACTGGAAGTTGAAAGTGTGAAGAAAAGAAGGGGTAGAAAATATGTGGTGTAGGATCGCCCAAGTCATGTTCGTGACTAACAATTCTACCAACAATACTGTTATAGGGCATTGTCCCGACAGTTTCAGGGTTGTTAACACTATCTTCTAACTTATCTAACTCTTCAGGTGTTAGAGCATTAGGATCTGTAATAACGTCAACAACAACAGCTCTCTGGAGAGTGGGCGCAGTTCCACCTTGATATCCTCCACGTCTCTCTTGTGTGGTGTCTCTAGCACCAACACCACCGACTAACTGTCTTTGAACATTGAATCCGGTTGATCGCGTCATAACTCTATGTAGAGTCTAGAGACAAATCTGAGAATGTTCACACTAAGCCATTGGTGGAACGTCTTTGCCTCTACCATACTTGAAAATGCCAAGAATCTGATTGATAGGTGCAAAGTTACCGGTAAGCTTGTATGTGTCACCCTTCCACTGAAAGGTAATGCCTTCCATAGAAGAAGTTACATTGTCAGCACTGCGGAGTTTAGAAAGGTCTTTCTTGATAAGCTCAATAGCAGCTGCATTACCTGAACCAGCAATCTTGCTGAGAGCTGTCTGGACTTCAGCGCGAAGTCTCTGAACTTCCTTGTTGGGATTGAGAGCAATCAAACTCTGAACGTCTTTCAAAACCTCAACAGCAAAGTCATGAACGACAGCTTCAAGCGGAGCAACAGCATTCTTGAGAGCCTTCTCTCTGAACTTCTGGATGCCAACAATTTGTTCTGGCGACAGTACCTTTTTTAAGGCATTGATATTTGGCTTCCCTGGTCTGTCAGCAATAATGGCTACAACCTGTGGAACCACATTAGCTGGAATCTTGAGTGGAGCTAGCTGTTGAACAATCTCGGCATCAATGAACTTGGCAAGTTGATCCTTGTCACTTAGTCCGTGCTTGGACTGAAGTGCCGTAAGACTAGCAAAGGCTCTCTTTACAGGCTCGGCACTTGACAACTTCTTGAGTGGTACCAAGACAGGTCCCATGATGTTCCAGTTGCTGTTTGCAATATTCTGTTGCATCTTCTCCATCTGTTGTAGAAGAAGGTTGAAGTTTGCTTCAATCTCTGGATTGTCAACAGACTTACCGGTTGCATCAATCATAGTCCCAGAACGATGAAAGACTATGACATTCTTGTCATAGTTTATAACATTGGCACTCTTGGGATAGATCACTTCAACCGAGAACCACACGTTACCGTTTGGACCGAAGATATTCTGTAACACCTTTCTGGGAAGTGCTAGCATAGATTGGTTGATAATCTTGAATGCTGTTGTAAAGGCTTCAGCAATAACTGGTGAGTCAGACCACTTGGTTGCAATACCAGCTGCATTGATTCCACCTGTCGCGAGCATGCCCTTGTTACGGGCTACCTTCACGGTGCCTTCTGCTACGTTGAAGGTTACGAACAAGTTCTGTCCGTCAAGCTTCTCTGTTACGTTCTCTAATTTGCCTGCACCAGCTGCCAGAAAGATCTTCTTGAGTTCTCCAAACGTGAGAGCGTCATTGTCATAGAGGTGGCTCATGTGTCCACCAAGACCACCCTCGTCAACAAGCTCTTGTTCTTGAACTACATTCTCAGCAAAGCCTTCTGAGAGTACACGAAGAACAGTCTGATAGATAAACTCTTTTAGAACAGTATTCATGGTAGTAACTACTTCCCGTGAATGCGTTCGTAGATCTGATCCTCTGACATATCGTCGTCTTTGTCAGTACCTTCAAGCTCAGCGTTTGCTACCAGCTCAGCTAGCTTAAGAAGTTGGTCGTTGCACTTGGACATACGCTCAAGATACTTGGCGATGGTCATACCGTGCAAGGCGTGTTGTTCTGCTCTGCCATGAACGTTGATGTAAAGATCAGCGAAAACAAGGTAACAGTTCATGCGATCCGTGATAGCATTCTCGTAGATCTGCTTCCAGAGAGTCTTCTTCTTGTCTAGACGTTTGTCAATAGCATCCAGAAGAGCCGAGAAGTCCTTCATCTGTTGCTTGATGGTCTTCTCTAACTCTTTGCCTGGAACTGGTTGGAAGTCTTCTTCTGGAATCTGTGGATTGAATGAAGCTGGTTGTGGCATTGCCATAGCGAAATCCCCTATTTGTGTACTTCTTCCTTCACAGTGCGATACTGTTTCTTGAGGGAAGAAAGAACGATAGATAACTGCTTTGAGCTCATACCAGTGATTTCACGGATATAACACATCACAGCTCTCTTACTAAGTAGGTCAATTTCATCTATGTTTTCTATGATTACGCTAATGGCGTTAAGGCAGGACATTTCATTGTCCGTCTTGGCTCGCGTCTTCAATTCACTGATGATTAGTTTGAGATTTCTAGCGAATTCTTCTGTGGTAACAATGTCTTCAATGGAGGGGATCACATCGTAGGACTCAATGATATCAATGTCGTGCTTTGCAAGAGCTTCTCTATTATCCAGAGACACATAGGAAGCAACGTTCTTTGCGTTTTGCTTTGACTTGATAATCAGCCAGTTCTTAGCAACAACGTTGAAGTAGGAGAAGGCTCTTGATCCCTTCTCGGGATCAAACTTGGTAATGACTCCGTACAAGAATTCCAAACACTCATTCTTGATGTCACTTGTAGATTCATACATGACATGGAATCCATAGACATGAATGAGATTCTCAATGAGTTTGTCAAAAGCCGGAAGGATGACTTCTACGTAGAGCTTCTCTCTAATCTTGGGGTCAACCTCTGAAGCATATGATACAATTGCAACCTGAGTGTCGTCATCAAAGTAATTCTTAAATGCTTTTTCTCCTGGCTTGCGACGTGATATTTTCTTTTTGCCTAGAACCATTATTGTTATTCTTCTTCCCGTTCATCCTCAACAACCTTTACACTTACGTATTTCTGTTTGCTTCTCTGGGTGAACTTTCTAATCAAACCGGTCATGGCGTGCTTGGCTATCTTGACATCTTGCATGGCTTCCATTACAGCCAGCTTGACTTCCTTGCTGTCAAAGAACATCTGCATCTTCAGTAACTCTTCAAGAGTGTGTTCGCTCGTTTGAAGACTTTCAATGCCTTCAGACAAGTCATCTTCTAGAATCATGATAATTCGTGCTAGTTTAAGTAGCTGATAGATCGTTAGACCTAAACCCGCCATCAACAAAAGACACAGTAGTGCAAAGAAATAAACCACAGACTAAACCTTTCGTCTACTTGAAGTAAGTTTCAAGTATACTGTCATATTGTCGTGCGATTGCTTCATGATTGTAAAGAGGCAACAACTTCTTTTGTAATTCTAGTGCCCACTGCTTAGGAACAGCGTTGCTGTCATAGAACTTGGTTAGCTTGGCTTTTACGTCTGTTTCTTGTGGGAATGCCCACTGTGCTCCTGGCATGAAAATAGATGAGTCTACGCGCGACTCATGAATTACTCCGAGCTTGTGTTCAAGTTTGAGATATCTTCCATGTTTCAAGAAGTCCGTGTGACCTGACCAACCAGGAACAATCACTGGAAGTCCGCACGATGCTGCTTCTAGAAGTGGTAGCCCAAATCCTTCTCCGTGTGTCAGAGACAACAGGGCTTTAATCTTGGGATGCGTGTAGAGTCCAACAACTTCTTTGTTTGTAAGGGCGCCGTGAAGCAGATGGAATCTCGGTCCTGGACCTTTCTTCACTTCCGAAACAAGCTTACTAAGCATGTTCACGGTCATTACAGCATCAACCTTGGCGTTTCTAACAACGTTGGTCTTCAACACAACACCAACGTCTGGGCGGTTGTAGAATGTCTCTGCCAACCACTTAACGGTGTAAGCAAGATTCTTACGATCGTTTTCTGGGTTGTTACCTGTTACCTGTCCAAAAACAAGGAAGTTGAAGTCGGTTGAAAGCTCCAAGTCAATGACTCCACCCGTTTGACACTCATCAATGAATGCCTCTGGAATAACCACAATAGGTGTTGTTACCTGACCAGAAGTCTCAAACATAGTCTTAACGAACTGAGAAGGAACAATGACGAGATGCATGGAGTTCACAGACTGAATCCAACCTGGATTGCAGCGGTCTGTTTCTACGCCAGCTGTTAAACCTATGTTGAATCTTCCCAGAGCCGGATTCCATTCGTTTGGCAACTGAAGTTGAAGTGTCACATCATAGATTGGCTTCATGGACGTGCTAGCTTGCAAGAGTTTGGCGATGAGTCCATTCTCAGCATCTTTATCAATAATCCAACCAGTTTGTCCCCAGTTCAGGAGCTCACAGGAGATATCCAGATCCCACTCATCTTCGTGATCAAAGAGCCATCTAGCGATCTGTCTAGCATGAACACCATACCCAGACTGAGTTAACACTGGTGCTCTTAACAGTACTGACTTACCCATGTTCTATTATCTCCTATTGCCCATTCTCTCAAGAATCTTTGGATGTGCCTTGCGATTTGGAACTATAACCTTGGCTTCAAGGTTTGGAATTCCTAAGACCTTTGGTACAATCTTTTGTTGTACGATTGAAACAGGTCCCAGTATTGGAGTGGCTACAATGGTAGAATCAAGCGAAATCAATTCCCACCCCTTGAGAGTTCCGGCTTCTTTAGCAGCTTGCCAATCATTAATACAAGCTTCAAGTGTAGTATCCCAGTCAGTGATCATCTTGTCAAAGTTGAACTCAAAGTTCACGTAGTCCAAAGCTTTAGCTTTAATTTCAGACTTCTGCTCTGGTGTTAGCTCATAGACCTTCATCAAGGCGTTTGCTACATCATCTTGTCCAGCATAGTCATCATAGATGTAGGGAACCATCTGGCTACCAGTTAGTTTTCTGGTAATTGGGTCAATAGCTCCACCAAGTTCAAACCCGTCTCTGTGGTCAATGACCTGTCTTGTAAGTCCGCCCGTCTTGAGAGCCACGATTGGCTTTCCACACTGAAGAGAAATCAGAGTTGAAAGACCAAAGCCTTCAGCTCTGGAGATGTTGATACAACAGTCTGTGATGTTGTGAAGAACGTTGACGTGATTGAAGTCAATCTTTTGAGTTGAATACAAGACGTTGTTCTGAAGTCCCATGAGTTCTTGAACAACCATGAGGTTTGGTCCTTCAGGATCTCCGGGATCTGTGTGCATGATCAGAACAGCCTTACGATGTCCATGCTTGGCTTCTAGCTTGTCCAGGAACACCTTCCAAGCATCCAGAAGGTCAGCAGGCATCTTACGAGAAGCGTTACGATTCACCCACAAGACACTGAACCAGTCTGCCTTTTCTGCAAAGTTCTGGGCTCTGACGGTAGCAACTTCTTCTTCCTTTGCTGGAAAGTATACTTGCTTTGGGAATGCGTGAGGAATATAGTTGGTCTTGTTAGGAAAGTGTGGCTTGATCATCTCGTAGGTCTTGTAGGACAAACAGTTGATAAGGTCTGTGCTGTCATACCAAACCTTGTTGAATGCCGGATATGGGTCATTGTCCCAAACGTGCCAGTAAGAGATTGGACACACTTGGTGAATCTCGTCTTCAATTTCCCAGAGCCAGATGAACTGACGTGGATCTGTGAAGATTAGAATAGCATCAGGTTTCTCTGTCGTAAGGACATTGCGAATCGTGTCTTTGTTTCCAAACCCATCAACAGGTTTGATAAGAAAGTCCTGGTTAACAACTACGGTCTCGTAGCTGGGATGTTTGATAGCTCCACCAAAACAACGAAAACTGTATTTCCCTGTCTTGAGCAATCCATCAATCAAGAATCTAGCTTGAACTCCAACTCCACTTGTTGCTAGTGGATGATCCGAGAGAACGAGAATCTTCTTCTTCTCTGCTGGACCCTTGAGTTGAGAACGTTGAATTAGCGGCATCCTATAAACCTCTCCGTAGTGCTGTTATCAGTATCATTGTCTTGAACCCTATTACTGTTGTATCCCATACTTTTCCCTAATCAACGCCGGGACATCCGATGTGTCATGTTCGTAGGCGTATGGAATAGCCCATTCATACCCAAGTGATATTTCAAGATTCTTGTTATTGAGTAGTGGATTCCACTTCAGCCACTTCTCTTCGTACCAACTTTCATTAGGTACAGAATCTCCTATAACCTTACTAAAGGCAAGAGCAGTCAGGTGCTTCCAGTACATCACTTCTGGTGATGCACAAAATCCCATATTGTGTACGGTCTCATAGAGGCGCTTTACTTCACCCTTAAGGGGAGCTCCATTGAATCCTGTTAGACAGAGCTTCTCACCAGGAGCGAGTCTGTGAATAATTGGGCCCATGCGATTGGGACGGTTTGGAATTCTCCAGTGAGGGGTTTTCCAATACTCTATTTGGTCTAGAGTAGCACACCTTACAGACTCTGGTGTTTCATCATCCATCTCAAAACACAGAGCATCACGTGCGCCGGATTCGCTGAACACGTGGTCTGGCTCCATCATGATAACCATGTCAGGTTGTGGATAGTTTGGAAGAATTAGGTCGTTAACAATGTGTGTTAACTGGTTCTTGGGAGATGCACAGTAGTCATCTATAATAACAATTCGTTCTCTCAAACGAAGCTTCGGTGGCTGTGGGAAGTTTGGAAGTCCTTCATCTTCGTCTATGAGTTCCTTTATCTTCTCTCTGACGTTGTCAAACTTCTCTGGCCAACTGATCCACTGTCCCTTGTAGTTCACACCTTTTGTGTCACCAAAAGGTCTATCAGCAATACAGATAAAAATCTTGTCTGCATTAAAACAGAGAGACTTGATTGATTCTTTGATAAAGTCTTCACCATAGAGTACTCGGTAAACAGCATAAACACTTGACATGGTAATTCCAGATGACGGCATTAAGGTGTTCTCTTTCCTAGATGAAGGATGTTTGAAAAGAGATTAAAGTTTAATTCATGAGTAGGCATGGTGCCGTCACGACTATGATCAATTCTCTTGAACGGTTCAAACACAACCACTGGTATAACTCCTGTTCTAGAGAAGTTCATGAGATACTCAGTATCTTCAAACCAACACTGTTTGAAGTTTTCATTGTAACCGTTCTTGATCAAAACTTCCTTGTTGCCAAAGTATAGTCCATTGCCAACTTTAGGTGAGTTCTTGAGATTGAAGACACCATGATTGGGAATTGTTCTATACTTGTTTAGAATTGAATTGATATCTCGTTGAGACAGTCTCACATCAACATCCAACATGAAGACATGGTCTCCCCAACAGTTCTTTAACCCTTGATTGCGGGCATACGCCATGTTGAAGTCTGCGCGGGGATACTTGAACACTGAAACTCCAGGAAACTCAGCTTCATCAATGTTCCCAAAGAAGGTAACATTCAAGTCTAAGTTCCACATGTCTAGACCCTGATAGTGTTCTATTGCCTCTCTAAGCAAAGACATGTAGGGTTCATTGTCGGTACAGATCAAAGATATACTGAAGCCATCTATCTCTTCCTTCCTTAGTTCAAGGGGTGGAGAGATTTTGACCTTATATTCATGTCGTTTCAAGAAGAATATGTGCGACAGTCCATCTTCGTACTGAACCATCTCAATCAGACTGGAGTTATCAAGCTCAAAGTCTTCCATCCACTTGCCGAAGAGACTGAAGAAGGCTTCTTCAGGAGCGGCAGTATGGAGTTCAACTAGTTCTTCTAAGTTGTAGGAAAAGAAATGAGGAAGTTGTCGGTAGGGTTTTGTACCGGTAAACTTATAGGCAGCACATTCTAGCGAAAGAGGAGTATTCACGTATGTCCACAACTATCTCTTCCCTTGACCGACTCTGATAACCTTAATACCTTCTTGGTCAGCAATATAGCGCCAAGGATCAATGACAACAGAACCCTTTGGGAACTTGTACTTCTGGAATTCTTTGTGGTGAGTTCCAATAAAGTAACATGCTACCATGCCCATTCCAAAAAATGGATTCATTTCCTTGTCAAGAGCGTTGTCAATCCATGGATCATACATGTCAACGTCAATGCCACGTTCATTGAGGATATTCTTCAAGAGGATTGAAGGCGAACCAACAACGAGGTTGGTCTGTTCCTTGAATGCCTTTCCAAGAATAATCACAGGCAACGGAAAGTCACCCTTCATTCTACACTTCTCAACAACGTCAGCTAGGAAGTCTGTCTGCTTCTCTCTAGCCATCATGACAGCTTCGGACCAGTCATAACGAACGCCGAGCTTACGAGACAACCAAGACAGAGCGATGTTGTCTCTTGGGTGACAACCTCCACCATCTCCCATGCCTCCGGAAAGATACTTCGGAGACACAAGTCTCTCAGTTCCAAGCTTCAAAGCATCTGTGACAGCGTCAACGTCTGCACCAGTGTGATGACACACTTCCATCAGGTTGTTGACGAAGGCAATCTTCATCGAAATAAACGTGTTATACGAAACTTTGATAAGCTCCGCATTCTTGATCGCAGTCTTGTAGAAAGGTCTAGAGTGAATCGTTTTATAGAATTCTTCAGCCTTCTGCGCTGCCTTTTCATCATCAACTCCAAAGAGTACAAACTCGGGATGCGTAAAGTCATGAATTGTTGTCCCCATTGCAATAAAGAACGGATTGTAGCAGAGCTTGAAGTGTGAGCTCAGATGTGGCTTCACATAGGTATCCATCGTTCCAGGAAGAACTGTAGAGATGACAACGACAACCTTGTCTTGTCCTTGAGTCTTGATCTCTGTGTCTAGCTGTTGACAAGCTTGAATTAGATAGCTGTAGTCAAAGTCTACACGTGTCTCTGGAATTCTTGAGATGCCTTCATACAGCGGATCGTGTGGAGTTTGAACAGCCACGAAGATGATGTCACTGAAACTCACAAGCTCAGCAACGTCTACACAGCGAATCTTGGAGTTCACCAGTCTCTCAGGTGCACCTTCTTCTCTGTAGGGAATCTTCTTGTCTCTTACATAGCCTCTAACAGCTTCACTTGGATCAAAACCAACAACCTCGTGTCCAGCTTCTTCTGTTGCTAGAGCACAAGGCAGTCCAAGTTTTCCAAGTCCCATAAAACCGATCTTCATTCAATTCTCCTTAGAGTATAAGCAGGCAAGTTACGCCTGGAGTGTCATAGACAGTATACAGGTTCAATTTTAGGAATGTGTTGTAGCCCAATTGTTTGAAAAACTCAATCCACTGTTCTTTGTCTTTACAGTTGATGTGAGTTGGGTCTTGTCTTGATACCTCAAGATGGAACGTCTTGCCTCCGTCTGTAGAAGACGGGATACGAACAATCATACAGTCAGGTTTGATAGTGGTAATCACTTCAGTTATCTGTTCATCTGTCATGTGCTCAAACACATCTAGAGCCGTCATGACCTTGGTACAAAAAGAGTCATAGTGGAAAGATCCCCAGTAGTGGATGTTGTTCCCTCTCCGTCTACCTTCTTTGACAGCCCAGTCAGATACTTCATATCCTAGAATCCTGGGATATCCAAGTTCTTTGAAGCCTTCAAGCAAAAAGCCAACAGCACACCCGTAGTCAACGAGCATGCTCTCTTTGGTTACAAGGCTGAGTTTTCTTAGAAGGTCAATCAACTCATATGCTGTTTTCTTGTAACGATCTGCTCGTTCAAGGTAGTCAGCATAGTTGGAAGAACGGTAATATTCAGAGTCGTAGGAGTCTGGACTAGGCGAAGTTCTTGTCTGGGAGTTCGTTGATGACATCGGCAAGGAGTCGGTTGTTGTTGTAGTAGTAGCAGTGCCAGCACTCTTCTTTGATGTTGATGTCATATGGGTTCTGTCCGTTCTTGAAACGTTCATTCATCTTGTCCCATGTATCCTTTATCTCCGTGCTCTCACACAGCTTCCAAGTGTCATGGTAGTTCCTGTGTTTTAGCACATGGGAGGTGCACATGTATACACCATTCCAAACCCAGTAAGGTCTAACCATCCCGACCCAACAGCCACCTTCATAAGCATGAAAGGTGTCATTGATCTCTTTGATGAAGAACTTCTTGTTAACATCCAGAGCTTTGACAATGTCTCCCCAGTCCTTCTTGATGGTGATAGAATTCTCTGTAAGACAGTCAGAGGCAATACGAACGAACTTGATGTCTGGATTCAGTTCAACTAACTTAGCAATCTTCTCAATTGACTGGACCGTTGTTCCCTCATAGATGATGTAGGAGAAACCCATCTTGTTAACATCAAAGCCTTGAAAGTTATAGTCCTCTGGATTCTTTCCTTCATCAAGCTTGATAAGTGACACACGGAGCCAATTAACCTTAGCGGCATTTTCTGGACGAATGTGTCTTGAAAGCTTCTCAGTGTTTGTGATAACACCAATCTCGTAGCCAAGACTGTGAGCCAACTCAATTACATCGTTAATATTCTTGGTTCCGTCTTTGTAGAGTAGAGGATTTCCTCCACCGGTAATCTCAACACTCTTCGCACCTAGCTCACGGAATTCAGTTAAACCTTTTACGATATGTTCCCAGGGTATCTTCTTGTCAATGGGTCTCCAAGAAACAGAGCAAAATGGGCAATTGCTATCGCAAGCCTCCGTTGGAGCTAACTGAATTGTAATGGGTTTGAACTTCTTTTCATTCTGAATTGAGTTCAGAACATCGGTGTGTTGGAGAAGCTTTCCTCCCCAGGTAGAATAAGCCTGTGTCTGAGACTCAAAGGACATATTCTCTTTAAGAGCTGCACCTACAGGTTCCTGTCCAGACGGAACAACATTTAGTTTTACCTTAGCCATTAGCCGATCACAATCTTTCTTGGAGGCTCTCTGGAAACGTTTGTAATCATGTCCAACGTTTCTGTCTTGAAGACGTTGTTAATAACAATCGGGTCTGTGCCACGATCAATCAATTCAACGATGTCTGTGTAGAACCCGTTGTTAACCACAACACCATCACCCGTAGACTTCTCTGACAGGAACTCAAACACCTTATCACTAGAAACCAGACTTGGGTTGACAAACACCTGAACGTTCAGTCCCTTGCGAATGAACTTCCTGAGATCGTAGAACTCACTAGAGACCTTGTGATCATCATTGTCAACGAACAAGAGTAGTTCAAAAGTCTTGGAGTCTGGATGCTTAGCAGCAGACCCCAGAAACTGAAAAAGCTTCTCTGGTTCCTTTGGGAAGTAGATGCAAATGGAAAGTGTCATTACAGTACCTTGTCAACGTGCTTTAGTTGAAACTCAGTGATAACCTTCTTGAGTTTCTCTGCGTCTTCTACACGCTTGTTTCTGAGACTATCATACAGAGCTGTTACATTGTCTCTGTGTCCGCGAGCTGTTGTCTCTGAGTAGGTGCTGTCTCTTGGTTGCTTTCCTACAGCCCAGTGCATGTGTTCTGTGTAGATCTCAGGGTCATAGATTCTACGACCAAGCATGTCAGCAACTTCGGTTAGCCATGTGTCATTATAATCACAAGAGAAATAAGGGGGAACGAAGTAACCAAGAGTGTCAATCCAGTTACGATGGAGAAAACCATGTGTCCCCAGCTTCGCATCTTGAATGCCGTCCATGCCGTGAACAAAAAGGATACCATCTGGATGATCACTGAAATGGTTAAGAACGCGGGTATCCCAACCTTGAGTCCTAAATACGATATCATCCCCGCAATGCATACAGATATCACCGGTTGCCTCTTTGTAACACTCGTTCCACATCTCGCTCAAAACAATTCTCTCTCCGAGAATTCCCTTGACTTGTGGACAGTCCATCTCTTCAAACTTCCTCACCGAGAAAGCATCATCGTTGTCCATGTAGAACACGATCTCAAGTCTCTTGGGATCATCTGCTGTTTGCTTAGCAGATTCCCATAGACGGAACATTGCATGAGGACGATTACGAGTTGGTGTGAGGAGAGATATCTTCATCTTTAAGTTCCGTGTAAAGCTTCGCTAATTCACGTACATTTTCCATGTACTTATGGACTTTATTCCAAGGGATATCAGAAACATCAACCTGATAAATCCACTTGTCATTCACCAATGTCCTAGTGATTTCTCCCGTTCCCATTTAATATTCTTCTTTGTTCGTTCCTGTACCTCTACGATACAGATAGAGCTTCTCTGCCAACACAGTTGTGTTTCTGAGAGCTAGAGTAACTCTGGTGTTGAAGTCACTGTCTTCTGACAAGGCAATTCTGAGTCCAAGTCCTGGTGGTTGAAATCTGAATCCAACGTTCCAGAGAGCCTTCAAGAACATAGCACTTGTACCAGCTGTCTCAAAGTCTGCTGTGAAGTAGTGATTGATGCCTTCGGTTAGAAAGCCCTGTTCAACCATCTGAGACACAACTTCTGACTCAAGTCCCTTGAGTTCTCCCTCAACCCTTGAGTCCTTGAGCTTGGCAATGTCTTCGTCTGTATAGCAGTGATGGAAACCACAAAGACTATGAATGCTGTTAGTAGCAGCCATAGCTTCAAACTGACGCTTGATACGATCTGGAAGAGCTAGGTCATCGGCATCTTGACAAGTAACGACCATTCCCTTACACTCAGAGATTGCTCTGTTGAGACAGAACCACTTACCCTTGTTTTCTGAGAGATCAATTAGACGAACTCTCTTTGGATCAAGAGTTACACACTTCTCAGCCTCTTCCTTTGAATTATCCGTTGAACCGTCATTCACAATGATGATCTCAAGATTCTCATAGGTTTGAAGCAACAAGGAATCAACACACTCGGCAAGATACTTGCCGTGATTGAAACAGGGAACGACTACCGTGATTACAGGTTGTTCGTTAACCACTGGTGCGTTAGGATCTGGACTAGTAATCTCTTCGGTCATATGACTTGAGCTCCGTTGCCAATCTTGGGTAGTTGGCGCTACCGTTAAAATACTTGACTATGGCACGTTTGTAATAAACTTCAAAACGTGCTGTGTCTTCATCTGTCAGGTTGTAGAACTTCTGAAAATCTTCCATCAAAGAAACAGCTGGATTATGTCCAGCAACATGAAATGCTATAATCTTCTCTACAACATCAATCTCTTCAATTGTCAGAGCCATTACTTGTGACTCTCCATCCAGTCTTTCATGATCTTGGGCGGCTCTCTGTAAACCTTCATAGCGTTGGTGTGTGAACCATTCCACTTGTTGTGGAAGATCCATCCGCCCGTGCCATGCTCTAGTTCTTTAGCCTTCGCTTCAATCATGTCGTCTGTTACTTGATCCCACGGAACGTCAAAGAAGGGATTCCAAGCAGGATCTCTGTCTTCATTGTAGAGCGCTTTCCAGAACGTTGTCCAGAATAACCTGTACTGTTTTATCTTTCTAGCGATTGAGAACCAGGAATAATGGAACACTCCAGGGTACTCATCTATGTGTCGGTTAAACCATGCTTCAAAAAGAGGAACGAGTCTCTCATTGTTGATGGCAGCTCGTCTAGCTATGTCAATATCTTCGTTGATAAAGTGAATGAACGGAATTGGCTGTCCGGTTGTCTTGGAGATGTAATCACAACTATCGGTTCCTGGATTTGCATACAGAAGTCCGTTGACTTGTTTGCGTAAACTAGCAGGAATTCCATGAGTAATGTCTGGAATATTCCTTGAAAGTCTCCACTTCCATGGATTGACATCCATGCGAACCTTACCTTCACCACCCCAATATTCAATAACCGGGAGAGCTACGATGGGTGCTTGTTGAAGATAGTTGACCTTCTTGAGAAGCTCTCTTACCTTCGGAGCATCCTGTTCATGCATGATCTCATCTACATCAAACTGCCAGAGAAAGTCTCCGTTACAATTTGACCTAGCGAGAGCCTTTGTTTCACCATCAAAGATTCCATGATTCGGAGCCTTCCAGTCTACATCAGCATGTAGAACAAGAATTCTACCATCATTCTCTGCCAGAGCTGTGAGCTTTTCCAGAGTTCCATCAGCCTTGTCTGTGCTGTCAAGAACAACGACTTCATCACAGAACTCAAGCATAGAGAGAATTGATTGTTCAAAAGGATAATCCATCTCAACACAGTTTCGTGTTGTGGTATATCCTGAAATGATGATGTCACTGTCGGACATGATTATTCCTCTTCGCCGGAATCACAATCCCCTGCGTGTGTGGTAGAACACTCGGTGCACCATGCTGGCTCTTCATCGTCATCTTCTTCGTCGTCTTCTACTTCTTCAACGTTGTGGGATGGACTGTTGCAACAAGGCATACAGTTGGGCTTTTGTTGAAAAAGATAGGTGTCGGATTCATCATCCTCGTCATCACCCTCTTCTGTTTCCATTTCTTCATCATCATCTTCGCTGTCATCAAGGCTGTCAACGTCATCAGGAGCAAGAACTACGCTCTCGTATTCTTTGATGCAACGCTTGGTAAAACGAAGGGCATCTTTCAATCTCTTCAAGAGTTCACGAAGCTCGTCAGTATCAATTGAGATACCAGACAAGGAATCATCTCTGTAAGTCTCAACTGAATTAGAGCCTTCTCTGAGAGTGTGCTCCAATCCTGAAAGAACCAATATTAACTGATTTTGATTGATGCCCTTTGATTTACTCATAACTGTTTACCACTTTCCGTCTGTGACTTCTGTCTTTGGTTTAACAGCAGGAACACTAACGTTATACTTGATAACGTTCTTCTTGCTGTCAATCTTGGAATCATCTTGTTGACCCTTGATTTTCTTCTTCTTGTCCATTTGTGACACTGGCTTCACATTTGCGAGAGTGCCAGAACCCTGAACCGCTGGGACATGTTCATCATAAAGGTCAAACCAGGGATATCGATATTGAGCATAGGACTTAGCTGTTACTGGGGTTGAAGGTGCTTCTTCTCCTGTGATAGCCTTCCACATCTGGCTATTCACAATATGAACAAAGAGCTTGACACCCTTCTCTTGATCCCAGACTTCAATACCATGAGGATCTGCATAGATACTCTGCTTCATCTTACCACCAGCAGCAAGACCCATTTCTGCGCCTGTTAGGGTTGGAGTAGATCCCATTGATTCTAGTCCGCGACTATTTGAATCATCCATTGAAGCACAAGCATAGACTTCGGCTGATTCGTAGTTTGGTCCAGCACTTCCAACAATACCACCAGAGCTCATGCCCTTACCGTATGAAGTATTGGTTGCGCTGAGACTTACACCAAGCGGGTGATTGACATGCAAAGACTTATTCAAGGAGCCAGTGGCGCCATAGTATCCTCCACCCATTGCGGCAAACCCGCCTCTTGTGATTGACACAGGAGGTGGCTTGATAGCACCTTCTTTGGCTGGAATTGCTAGGAGTTGTAGACCACCAACATCTTCCTTGCCGGTAACCTGAGCTTCTACGGTATATCCCATCCCTAGAGGCATGGCAACGAACTGACGGATCACTCCATCGCCCGTGTTGAAACCGTCAAGCCAGGGTTGTCCTGGGATTACAGAGTAATCCTGGACTGGATCTTTGCCAGATTCAACCTTAGCCTTCTTGAGCTTCTCCGACCACTTCTTGCCATTCAAGGCATTTACCTTGCCGGTTGCTACCTTGAGAGCAAAGTGCTTTCCATTGCTTGAACCAAATTGAAGCCACATAGCTTCTCTCTGGTACATGGGGAGAAATACTCCACCGTGCTCTTCCCAAGCTGCTGGAACCTTCCCTTTGAAATCTTCTACCCTACGAACAGGAAACTGTCCCAACGAAGGCGGAAGACTGTGTGTCTGTCCATCTTCTGGAATTCTTAGTGTCCTCTGGAACGTTACTCTGAGACCATCGCCCAACTCAATAGAACCATTACCTATTAATTTAATCGTCATCTGTCTTTACCTTTTTTTCTGAATTGTCCTTATGGACAATGTTTTGTGTTACGAAACTTACAATATGTACAACTGTTCCTGTTCTTGAGGAACATGCGCTTACTAACGGAATTAACCATGTGCGACACGAGATCTAGTGCGTCTTCTCTAGTTTTATCTCCAACTGATATCTCTACCAGTTCACATCTACTACCTGCTTTTGCAGTTCTCTTCAAAAGAACGAATCCACACTTCACCTTCTTAAAGTCTATTCCTAGCTTGGTGCACCAGTGATGCTTATATAGCGCCAACTGCATTCTCTTGAACTTATCTGTTTTCTTCTTGAGATCCCATCCCCACGAAGTTGTCTTCCAGTCTAGAATCCAGTATTCCCACTCAATGGGGGTGCCGGGAACTATCTTAGACCCCTTCCGAGGTGGTTTGGGATAACGGATAACTGTATCCATATAACCCTTGAAAAACTTGTTAACTTGACCCACGATGGGTTCAAAGAGATAGAACTCTGCTGCTACAGTCTCCCATCCTGGAAACTCTTTGTCTAACCAACCTGGAACCTCGCGTGGAAGTTCATCAAGAGCACCT